ATAGCCCGAAACAAAGAAAACATTTTGTTAAGCCTTTGCTGTGCATCATGAATATAGCCTTTGCGCAGGTCATCGCTTAACTCGTTCATCTGGTCGTTAAACAAAAGCATTAAATTTTCGTAATCTACTGCAAAACAAGAATCAAACGGCTCTAATCTTTCTACAATTTCTAAAAGTTCGTTTTGTTGTGCAACTTCGTTACTATTATTCACGATGGTCGCAGTGGTTTCTGATTTGAACATTTTATAATAATTTAAAAAATCTTAAATACAAAAAGCCCCGAGTGGGTGCTGTTCAAATCAGAGCTAACGCATTTGATTTTGTATGATATTACTATCATACGACACCTTCGGGGCAATGTTCTACACAAGTGCAACACTTGTATAAAGTTGCTTTATTTTTTTATTTGGCAATAATCAACATAACCATTGCTCTGATTTGAACACCGCAAAGATAAGAATAAAAAAATAACCTGCAAATATTTTGCAAGTTATTTTTGTTTTTTTTTAGTATTTTAGTTTATCTTTTTTGATACTTATAATATATAACCCCTGTTGGAGAAATTATGGTATTCAAATGAGCTTCAACTACATTATTCTCATAGTTATCCAAATACAACTTTTGTGTTCCCCCACCGTTTTTTTCCTTAAATTCTATATAAGCCTTATATCCATCTTTCACAGGTGTAATTACATATGTTCCCGTTTCATTATAAGTATCATCGTTTACAGACTTGTAGGGTTTGTAAATGTAGGTTCCATCCGCATTGATTATATAGTATGATTCATATGGTTCTAGACCAGGTAAATTATACTCATTCTTCCAATATTCAGAGATACTAAACTTGGACGCCTTATAATCCCAAGTCCCAACCATTATTTTCTTAATGTAGTCAGTGTTTGTAAAATCTTCTCTTGGCAAATCTTCTGAATTATCACTACTTCTTGAACAAGACAAAAACGCCACAAATAATACGGCAAACAATAAAATCTTTTTCATTTTTAAAATAAATTTTAAATTAACCCCACAAAGATACAAAAACTACCAAATATTTTTATAAAAATTGTTTTCCGTTTTGTTTTTCTGTGGTTTGGAGTTGTTCATCTTCTATTTCCTGCATCATCATTTCAGGGTCTTTTACTCCTGCTCGCTCCATTGTGTGTTTTTGAGAGTAGATAGGCTTATTGCCGTTTGCCTCCATCAAGAAACGAATAAATTCCGCCTCGTTATTGATAACAAAAGGAGTGATTACAGGCTCTACATCCAAATCTTCCTTTGCAAGGCTTACATTCATCATTTGAAGGTAAGATTTTATAATACTTGCTCTTCTTTGGAATGCTGGAATATAGATTGCCATTTTCTCCATTACTTTAAGGTGGGCAGATAAGAATAAAAACTCTGCTGAACTCCCTGCAAGCATATTGCCCAATCCCTGCATTTTATCAAATGAAATATTAGGTGTTGCTGTAAAGTCGTGAACATCCCTTTCTAATCTATCTGTTTCCTTTGCAAGGCTTTCGTTTGCGTTAGATGGTGTTACAAAATTAGCATCAGCATCTTCCCCTAATTGAAGAACCCTGCCTGATTTATCTTTGCTCATCTGTCCCTCTACCTTGCCCCTTAATTTTAGGATAGGGAAAGCAAAGCGGTCGTTACTTTCTGCTGTATAAGAATAGATTCGCTCTAATCTCTCTATTGCTGTCTGAACATCTGCCCACTCTACCGCTTCCTGCTTATAGAATACCACAGGGATTTTCCCTATCGGATTATTTTTTCTTGTCTCCGCAATTGAACTATAACTCCCCTTCTCCTCATCATTCCGAATGCGTTCATAGAGAATACTATTCCGCTTATGTCTAGTTGTTTGTGGTGCTTGCGCCGTGGCCTAGGGGTGGGGGACCGTC